CCGCCAAGGTGCAGTCGTGAGCGCCGCCGACACGCTGCTCGGCACCTACCGGTTCCGGACAATCGACGAGGCCCGCAAGGTTGAGAGCATCGGCCGCAAGGCCGGGTTCATCGTCTCCCGGCCCCGCGCCACGCTGAAGGGCTGGGAAGTGTCCCTCTCGGTCGAGAAGCCGGACACAACTCGCGCCCGGTCGACCGGAACGCTCGTCACGCTCTGCGAAGGCGACGACCTCCCTTGGATGCTGATATGCGAAGAGCACGCCGGCTGCATGGAGTTCCACACGAAGCGCGAGGCCCAATCGGCCCGCTCCGCACCGGACGAATGGTGCGAGTGGTGCATGGGCACCGAGACCGAAGGCTGGTTCTGATGGTCACCTACCGGATGAACCCGCTCGCGTGGCCTGTCGGCACCCGCTTCGAAGTCGTGTGCGACGGCTGCGGCTCGACAGACATGAACGATGTCGGCTTCGCTGCGATGCACGCAAACCGGGGTTTGACCCGCTGCTGCTCCACGATGGCCCATTGGGCCGAACGGCGCCCTGACACCGCACCCGCCACCGAACGGCCGGCAGACGGCAATCTAGGCGGCAATCAGAGCCCCTTGACAGCGGCGACCGGGCCGCGCATACTTGACACCCCGACCACCACCAAGGAGGACTAATGACCACCGCGCTCGACGTCGCCGACCCGGACCCCGTCCCCGGCTACGCGACCAAGATCGAAACCGGGCTTATCGACCAGCGGCTCCCCTCCGGCGAACTGCTCGTCGAAGTGTGGGCCGACGGACAAGTGCATATCGCCTTCCGGGAACAGCCTCACCACGGTTGGCCCGCCGGCGCGTGGACCGTCCTCCCCGGCACCTTCCAAACACCACAAGGAGAAACATGACCACCACCGAACCGACCACCACCTCGACCGCTGACCGAATGGTCCGCGAGTTCGTGAGACACGGCCAGAAGGCCCGCGAGGAACTCAACAACCTACTGTTTGAGTTTGAATGGACCGTCGACAAGCGGGGAGACGCCGAGGGACCGCTGAAGCACCTCCGCGCCCTTTACGACGCCATCGGAGCCCTCGACCGGGCCGTAACCAAGTACAGCGTTCATGGCCTCGACGAAGATTGGAAGGTGGGCGACATCGTCACCTACGGCGACATGGCAAACCCGACTAAGGCTTACGTCGTGATCGCCGTCTCCGACGACCCGTGGAGCACCTACAAGATTCGGGAACTGGCCGCCCCGTACACCGTCACAACGACCGACGGACGGCAAGCCGGCTGGACCCTTTACCATCGGGCCGAAGAGGCCGGCGATGACTGAGCCGGCAGACCGGTTCCACGGGCTGACAATCGGCGCGTGGTGCGATCTCGCTCGACGCCGCCAAAAGGTGCATGTGTTCTACCAAGGCGCCGTTCACGAATGCACCCTCATCGCGTGGCGCCCGATTCGACCCGGCCGCACCGTCCGCACCAAGACGGCTCGCGTAGAGTTCCCGTCAGGGAGCCGGGCAACCGTGAAGATTGGGCAGGTCACCCCGATCCACGCGACCGCCGATTAGAAGCGCCAGAACTGCGCTAAGGTGATGTCGTGGAGTTCGACGCCGTCGCCAAAGTAAAGCCGACCTCGACTGACTTCATGGAAGTCGGCTCGTCCGGCCTTCATCAGAGCGGCGGCGAGATACGCCAAGACTTTCTCCGCCAGTTGCAAGGCCGGCAAGCCTTCGCGAACTATCGGGAGATGGCCGACAACGATCCGGTCATCGGCGCGATGCTGCACTCCATTGAGATGCTCATTCGCGGCACCGACTGGTCAGTTGAACCGGTCGACAACAACGATCAGCGAGCGATCGCCGAAGCCGAGTTTATTTCCGAATGTTTGTCGGATATGTCGGTCTCTTGGGTGGACACGCTCGCCGCAATCATGTCGTTCCTCGTGTACGGCTACTCGCTGCACGAGATCGTTTATAAGCGGCGGCAAGGTTTCACGAATGATGCCCGCACCCGGTCCCGCTATTCGGACGGCCGCGTCGGCTGGCGCAAGATGGCAGGCCGCTCCCAAGAGACGATTGAACGGTGGGAACTGGACTCCGCCGGCGGCATCCAAGGCGCCTACCAGTTAGACCCGAACAGCGCGAAGCGTGGAGCCACGTTCCTGCCAATCGAAAAGTGTCTGCTGTTCCGGACCACCTCGAAACTGAACAACCCGCAGGGCCGCTCCATCCTCCGAAACGCCTTCGTGCCGTGGTTCTACAAGCGGCGCATCCAAGAGATTGAAGCGATTGGCATTGAACGCGACCTCGCCGGTATGCCGGTCGCGCTCGTCCCGCCGCAACTCTTGTCGAACGCGGCGACCGCGGAAGAGCGTGCCGCCCTCGACGCAATCAAACAGATTGTTCGCAACATCAAGCGTGATGAGCAAGAGGGCGTCGTGTTCCCGCTCGCCTACGACCCGGAGACAGGCCAGCAGGCTTACGACTTGAAACTGCTCTCGACGGCCGGCTCCCGCCAGTTCGACACCGACGCAATCATCGGCCGATACGACCAACGGATCGCGATGACCGTCCTCGCCGACTTCCTGCTGTTAGGTCACGAAAAGGTTGGAACGCAGGCTCTCTCCGTGTCGAAGGTCGACCTCTTCGTCCGCTCCCTCGACGCCTACCTCTCCGAGATCGCCGAAGTGTTCAACAGTCACGCCATCCCGCGACTGCTCCGCCTGAACGGGGTCGACGAAGCGCTCTCCCCGACGCTCACCTACTCGACCCCGAAGTCGGTCGACTTGGGAGCCATCGGCACATTCATAACGCAGATGGCGCAAGCGGGCGCACCCCTCTTCCCGGACGAGACCCTCGAAGGACACTTGCGAAGCATCGCCGGACTGCCAGCCGTCGAAGCCGAATCGGTGTAGCCGTGCCCGGCACCGTTCGGGTCGCTCGCCGCTCCCGACCGTGGGACCGGCTGCCAATCACCAAGGCGCGGCCACCGGGACAGGCAGCGTTCCGGCCCGCCGGCAAACTGACACTCTCGAAACGGGAGAAACGTCTCGCCGACCTTCTCACCCAAGCGGCCGCCGGCTACCCGCTCGACTTGTGGACGTCACCGCTCACCGGCGGCAACATCGCCGACACGGAGCGCCGCACCCGTGAACACCTCGCCGGCTTCGAACGGCAGATTGCCGGCATCCTCGCCGACCAATATGAGGCATCAGCCGAGCGGGCCGCCCGCGAACTGGCCGACATCCTGTCCGCAGCATTCCGACGGGCCCGGAAGGCGGTACGCAAAGAGGCACCCGACCCGGCTGAACTGGTCGCCGGTTTCCGATTCGACGCCCGCAACGCAAACACGGCGGCATGGTCCCGCACCGAAGCGGCCCGGCTCGTCACCGCCCTGACCGAGACGCAACGGGAAACGGTCCGACAGGTCATCCAACAGTCATTCGATTTCCAGCGGACCCCACAACAAGCAGCCCGCTCCCTCTTCGAAGTGCTCGACACGGTCGCACCGACCACGACCGCCGGCCAAGAGTTCGCTGAACTGATCGGCGCCCGAGTGAACGGTCTAACGCCACGCTACGAACAGGCCGTCGTGAACCGGGCCGAACGGTACTCCGCTGACCTCGCCGCCCGAGGCATTGAAGGTCCGAAGGCGCTCGACAAGGTGAGACGAGACGCCGACAAATATGCGGAACGTCTCCGCCGCTCCCGTGCCCGCACCATCGCCCGCACCGAAATCTTGACCGCCAACAACGCGGGACGGATGGCATCATTCGAACAGGCGCAACAGCGCGGACTGCTCTCCGAAGAGCACTCCCGGAAACGGTGGTCCGCGTCCGGCTTCGATATGTGCCCAATCTGCACCTCGCTCGACGGACAGTTGCAACGGCTCAAAGACCCGTTCGTCGACGAAGTGTCTGTCGACTACCCGCCGGCACACCCAAACTGTCGCTGCTCGTTCGACATTGAACCGAACGTCGAGTTATGGGAGCCACCCCGAATCGTCGGCGAAGGAACCTCTGATGACCCGCACCGCTGGGCAACGGACCCGATCCCGACACCCCGATTCCGTCAAGGGGCTGCTACACCGCTCCCTGACCGCGTCCCCCCTTCGCCCGGTGGTGCAGGGCCGGGCGTCCCGGTTCGGCCCGCTCGCGGGCTCGTGGAGGGCACACAGAGGCAAGCACGGCTCGCCGAGGCTGCCGCCGAATATGGGGTTACGCCGGAAGAGGCCGCCATGTTCCTCGACGACGCCGCTGTCCTCTTCGACCGGGCGAAAGCGGAAGCGGCTGAGCGGCTCCGCGAAACCTTCGCTCTGCTCGACTCCCCGAACATGGGAACGACCGGCATCCCCGACCCGAGAGACGTCGATAAGGCCGGCCAAGTCTATTACGACTGGTTCCGGAATCTCGGCAAAAAGGAGCAACAGCGGCTCCGACAGAACGGCTGGGTGAGCCGAAGTGTTCGCGCCTCCGTCGACGAGTTCGACGAAGCGTTCGCTGCACAGTTCGGACTTGAATCGCGTGGACTGCCCGGACAGGCGCTCGAAGAGCATTGGCTCCGCCTGAACCGTGAACATGACCTCTTAGCGCAGGCCGTCCGAGGCCGGAAGCCGCGCAACTATGACCGGTACGGCATCACCCCCGATTACAACCAACTGCTGCCCGCCCTTCGCGCCGAGGGCTACGACCTGAACGTGGTCATCGGCGGTTACAGCGAGGACATCGCGGCGATGATCGCGCAGAAGGAACTGGTCGCCGGCGCCGACGAAGCGTATGCGCTCATTCGGGAAGCGGACCGCGCGATTCACGGACCTCCACCGTGGCGGATGTCTTACCAGTCTTGGGAAGATGAGGTTCGGCAACTGGAGTCCGACGCCCGAAACGGTCTGCTCACCTCCACCGGCGAAGCACGCCTTTCCGAACTGGTGCCGCCGCGAGTCGACCTTGGCCAAGACTACGAAGAGTTGTTTGCGACCATCGTCGAGACCGCCCGCTTCGCAAGGCTCGAAGTGGCCGAATATGCTGTCATCCCGTGGCAGAACAGCGCCTTGATCCCGATTCCGCCGCCCTCGCCGGCCGCCGCGAAGCCCGTCCCGAGACCCGCGCCGAAACCCGCGCCAAAACCCACACCCGCTCCCGCATCATCGGGCAGGCTCCCTTGGGACGCAGAAGACTTAGTGCCGGTTACTGACGGGACATTGGTGCCGAAACGGTTCGTTATCCGCGACGGCGACGAGACCATTGCAGACCTTGGGGCGTGGCACAGAGAGAAAGTGGCACGAATCGACGACGCATACGATTCAATGCTGAAATCGCAACACGCACTCAGTCCCGAGGTTGAACGATCACAAGGCGTTTATCAGTCGGCGTTCGGAATGCACGGTACAATCAACGGCGCTTTGCGAGAGGGCGCACGCCACGAACTGCTCGACCTGCATCTCGCTAACCTCGACGAACTGTTCCAAACGAAGATTCCCGTCGACGTTCAACTCTGGCGCGGCATGAATATCGCCGGCAAAAAAGAGTTTGAGACACTTATGGAGATAATGCAAGAAGGAGCGATCGTTTCGGATGCCGGCTTCATGTCGACCAGCGTGTCGCAGTCAACAGCCTTCCAGTTCGCAGGTTTCGGCGGCAAGAACAAGCCGGTGCTAATGGAGATACGCGCAAGGTCCGGCTCGACTTCCTATCGGGCGATTGAAGGCATTGGAGGCACTACCGAACACGAGGTGCTGTTGCCGAGAAACGTCCAGTTGCGAGTGTTAGAAAACTTTACCGATGAGAATGGCGTGACGAGGATCGTCCTTGAAGTGGTGGAGGATCAATGAGCAACTTGAAAGAGCGAATGAACGATCATGGTTTCCGGGTTGTGAGACCGGCGAAACCAACCGCCCGAGAGTTGCGAGAGATCGCTGAACGGGAGCGCCTGCTTGCTGACAACGTGGAGCGTGTTCTGTCCGGTGAAACGGGGCCGGGTGTGCCGGCAAGCGGATGAGCCGCGACCCTGAATCCGAAGTCGGTGTTCCGGCGACCGTCGACGCGGTCCGCTTGAATCTGATCCGTCTTGGCATCCTCCGCCCGTTGCAAGTGTCGGACGCCGAGAGAGCCGTGCTTGCATTTCTCCGCCCGCTCGAACTGTCGGACGCTGAGAGAGCCGTCCTTGGCCTGCCGGGGTTCCCGGACACCGAACGGGGTCGACGGGACTTTGCGGCCTCCTACGGTGCGCTGACGGGCCGCTGACGCCCGTTGGTAAGGTGCCGGCATGGTTGCCGTCCCCGACTACGTCGCCGCGAACGCTAAACGTGGCCTCGACCTTTTAGAGTTTGCGGGGAGCGGGCTCCGACCTAAGACGATTCGTGAGGCGCGGAGCATGGCCGGCGGCGAAGTGTCCGCCGACAAGGTTCGAAGGATGGCGGCATGGTTCGCCCGCCACAAGTCGGACCTACAGACCGGTGACGCCGACGACTTTGTCGCTGGACGTCGAGAGCGTCCGACCGCCGGTCAAGTGGCATGGCTCCTTTGGGGAGGGTCGCTTGGTCGTGACCGAATGGACGCGATGGAATGGGCGGAGCGTGTCCGTGACCGTCTAATCCGTGAAGGCGAGTTAGAAGCGGCAGCGCCGGGCTCCTTGAAGCGTGGCGGCTGGGTTCAGTACGCCGTTCCGAAACCGCCTGACGCGACAGAGTTCGCGACGGGCCGCATCCTTGAAATGTCCCGTTCCGGGACGCTCACCGCTGGAGCCGAGAAGCGGGAAGGGTCACCTTCCGACCCGGCGGTCCGGGTCCGTGTGTACGCCCGGCTCGAAGATGACACCTTGCAAGAGACCGACCGTGAGGTCGTTCGCAACGGGTCCGAGTTGCGGACCATCCCTGACCCCGGTGACCGTGTTCGGAAAGCGTCGGCGTCTGCACGAGCAACGCTTCAAAACAAGGTGGATGACCACAACGACAAGCATGGCGACACCTCTTCGAAGCGGGTGACGCTCGGCATGTTGGAAGCGGTCTTTGACCGCGGGATCGGCGCCTACGAAACGAACCCCGGTTCGGTGCGGCCGACGGTGACGTCAGCGGAGCAATGGGCGTTCGGCCGAGTCAACGCTTTCTTGCAGGCCGTTCGAACGGGACGGTTCCCGAGAACCGCGTTCGATCGCGACCTGCTCCCGAAAGGGCACCCGCTTTCGACCCGCGATTAGCGGCCGACGTTTGCGGCGGCTTCGACCATCGTCGCGCCGGCGGCGAGCGTCGCCTTGGTGGCCGTGTCCAGCACGACCCACTTGGAACCGCGCCGGAGTAGCGCAAGGTTCTCGTCGCGATGCCAGAAGTAGACCGACCCTTGTGGTGAGCACCGGTTCCAACCTCGCGGCACGCCTCGACCGTTGGTCCGGACGTTCCCGTCGGCGTCGGTCCAGACAAGCCCGCTCACTTGTCGCCTCCGATGGGCTCGACGTAGAACCGGCGGGCTGCCCACTTTTCGGCGGCTTCGATCATCGCTTCGAGAGTGCCGTACCGGTAACGGCGGCCACCCTTGCCGGAGCCTTGGGTCATCAGCGCGTATTGGGTGACGCTGCCCGGAACCGGCTTGATCCGGATTGTGTGCTCGGCGTGCACGTTTCGGTCGTCCTGCTGGTCGACGAACCTCTCGCCGGACTCGCAGTTGACCAGCCGGCCGTGGTATCCGGAGAACTCGCCGGTAGCAGCCGAGCGGGTCATGTGGAAGTCGACCTTGGCCCGCTTCCTCTGGCCGGCGCTCACTTGGCACCGCCCGCGAGCATCGCCCGGATGTTGGCCGCCGAGGCCGCCTCGAAGTAGGCGGAGAACTTGGCCGCCTCGTCGACGAGCCCCTGAGGGATCGCGAGGGCTTCGGCGCGAGGCCGCTCGCCGTGGATGGTCCGGAACGGGACCCACCGGCCGGCGATGAGGTACGCCGTGAGGCTCACCGCTTCGATGATCCCGAGGCGGGTTTCGGTGCCCTCTTCGAGGCAGCCGTGCGGGATGGTGGAGAAGTCCATGTTGGACTCCTTTCTGCCGGGGGTTCCGGCGGTTTGGCCGACTGGCGCCGGCGAGGTGGTGGTCATGTCTCCAAGTATGCCTTATAGCGCGACGATTGTCAACCCCATATTCGAGATTTTTTGGGATATGGCGTGAAGGTGCAGGTCAGCGTTACAAAACTTTTTCGTTACAACCCGGCTTTCCTCTTCCAAACAGCCCATTCCAACCGGTACGTTCGCTCTCACCACGAGCACGCTCGTTGGGAGCACGAGAAGGTCGCGGTCCCCTCCCCGCGGCCTTCTCACTTTCTCCGGCCGGCCGCTCAGACGCCGCACACGGTTCGCCGGCGCCCGTCATGCCCGCCGGCCCAGTTCGGGGCGCAGACGGGCAAGGAGAGCCCTAAGAGGCGACCCTGTCAGAAGGTGTAGTCGTGATAGTGAAGCCGATTGCCGATGAGAAGCCGCTCGCCCGTTTTCTGATTCGAGCCGACGCGGACCCAAGCGCCGTTTTGGCGGAGCGAGTACCGGCCGAGCCGGCCTTCCAAGTTGACTTCGTATTCGTAGGCTTGCGAGTCTGACGCCCCATTCTTGTCGGTTCGTCGAGCCCGGTCCTCTTGAATCTCGATCTTGGTTGGCCGGCCCTGCTTATCGCGGGCGAGGATCGCAACGATCGTGCAGGCCTTCCGGTCGGTCCACATTAGGCGGGTTGCGCCCATCCCGATCGCTGGCACCGGCGAATCGACTTCGCCGTACCGTCCTCCGTAAAGGTTGTTGTAGAACGATCCGGTTGTCATCAGAGGGTCTCCTTTGTGGGTTTGGGTCGAAGTGGTAGCGGGAGCACCGGGTCGCCGTTCGGGCGGTGGAGATACCCCTTCCAATCGGGCTGGTTCTCTGGCGCGGCCGGGAACGATCGTCCGCCTCCGCGATCCATTCGCCAGAAGTAGCACTTTCGGCTCGGGCAAGTGGCCGCCGTTCGATGTCCCCACTCTTCGGCGCAGAGGTAGCAAAGGAGCCCTTCGCGGTCGACGCCGCGGATGGCGCAATGGACGCAGCCATGCCAACTCATTGGGTCGCCTCCCAAGCCGCTCTGAATACCTGCTCGTCGGCGCCGAGAGTTGCGAGCGTGTCGGTCCAGTAGAGAACGACCGCGGGCGCTTGGTCATGCCACTCGGCGACGGTTCGCATCGCGACGTCACGGCCTTCGGCGAACGCAATCCGGTAGAACTCTTTGGTGAGGTCGAGGCCGGCGCGGATGAACTCGCGTCGCTCGTCACCTTGCAACGTGAGCATTCGATGTTCGATGGTCCGTTTCGCCATTCGAACCGCCCATTCGTCAGGTTCCGGGATTGGGTCGCCGTCGCTGACGTAGGCGATCACGATTCGTCCTTTTCGGCGAGGGTGATTGTCTCCCGGCTCGCCGTCAACGTGGGCGACATAGAGAACGTGCCGAGAGGCTTCGCCCTTTCCTCGTTGTCGGCTGCCCACACCCGGACACCGACGCGGGACTCTTCGCCCCAACGGTCTCGGATGGTGATGAACTTGGCGGTTCGGGCGGTGACGGTGAAGTGCCAAACGCAGTTGTGGTCGGCGGCGCTCCGGCACCAGTAGGTTCGGCCCACTTCGAAGCGGGTAGGCTCGTTGGTCTGTTCGGTGGTGGTGGTCATTGTTCCTCCTTGTGGTGGTCAGGCCCGGTTCGGGTTCTGGCTAACGACCTCGATCGTGTAGCAGACGTCGGTGCGGATTCTGCCCCTAACCTCACGCCGAAACTCATGGCGCTTGACCGTTGCCGTCTTGCCAGCCGCCCGATTGTTTCGGGCTATCTTCTCAGCCCTCGCTCGGGTGTTGACTTCGATGGTCTTGGTGGTGGCGGTGCTGGTGTGTGTGGTGGTCATGTCTCCAAGTATGCCGAATAGGCGACCGCCTGTCAACCCCATATTCCGGATTTTTTCCGATATGGCGCGAAGGTGCAGGTCAGAGGCCCAAAGATTTTCTGCCGGCGGCGCGCAAACGGCCGTCCCGAAGCCGCTGCTAACCTGCCGCACCATGAACCCGTTTGAAGCCGGTTGGAAGTATGACAAGGATGACGACGGCGAGATTGACCCGCTCGACGAACTGCTCGACGCCTACCAAGGTTTCGTCCGGGCCGGCATGACGGACCTCGCTAACGCGACGATGGAAGCGGTCCACGACCTTCAAGAGTTGATGATCGGCAAGGGCCGAATGGTCGACGACTATTCGAAGGGTCACGGGATGGGCTATTCGAACCCTGTCGGCTGCCTTTCGATGGCTCACCTCGGGCTCCTTATGATGCCCGGAGGGCAGGCGCTCGCCGCAAAGGTTCGAAGCATCCTTGACCAAGCGGCGTCCGCTATGTTCGGCACCGGTGAAGCGGAGTCGGGCGACGAACCTATGGAAATGGGCGACATGCTTCAGCCTCGGATGGTGCAGCGCGTCATTCGTGAAGAGGCCGGCCAGTTCTGTGTCTACTCGGAGACCGGAAGGTCGTTCGGGTGCTACGCCGAGCGTGATGCCGCCGCGGAACGTCTCGCACAGATTGAATCGTTCGCGGCCGCCACAACCGCCGGCGCCGACGCGAAGAGTCTGATCACTTGGCACGACCAAGCGCACCGGGTCGACCGGGTGACGCCCGCAGTCAAGACGGTGCACGACATCATTTGCGACGCGCTTGAAGTGGAGCACGGCCTTGCCGAACCGTATGCGCTGGACACGGCCGCCAAGATGGCGATGCTCTCCGACCTTGAAGCGGGAATGATCGCGAAAGCGGCGGAGTACCGTTACACCCTCGGACCCGCTTACGTCCCCGACCGTGAAGATGCTCACGGCGAGTTCACCGACACGACGACGCTGCAAGCGGCAATGTGGGATTGGGTCCGCAAGGGTGACCGGACGATTTACCTCCAGCACTCGGAGAAGGCGGCCGGCGAAATGGTGGAGATGATGACCGTCCCGTTCCCACTCGAAGCCGAGTTGAAGGTTCCGGGTCAGGGCGTCACCAAGTACACCTTTCCGGCGGACACCCCGTTCCTCGGTGTCGTGTGGGAGCCGTGGGCTTGGGACATGGTGAAGAGCGGCCAGTTGCGCGGCTACTCCATTGGTGGCACCGCGAAGCGGGTCGAGGCCG